AAGCCCGTACTAAGAATTACGATAAAAGAAATAAGCGTAGTGTTTGGTGGGTCTGGCCTAAACCGTTTCCCGAAGCCCACTTTGCCGTATTCCCCATTGAATTGATTGAGCCTTGCATCCTTGCGGGTTCTCCTGTCGGTGGTACTGTTCTTGACCCCTTCGGTGGTTCGGGAACCACAGGTATTGTCGCCATCAAGCATGGTCGGAATGCTATTCTAACAGAATTAAGCGAAAAGTATGTTGAGATTGCGGAGGCGAGAATTGCATCCTTTCGTGCTGAAACAGGGATGGATAAAGAGGCAGTGGAATGGCTATGAGTAGGACTCCACGCAAATGTCTTAGAAAGTGTACCGGATGCGGTCGTGAAATGTTCACAAGTACGAATAATCATAAGATACGGATTGATGGGAAGCGCATTCAGTGTGGTATTTTTAGGGTAAACGATAAGGACTGACTATCAATGGTTTTATATGCCTTGCATTCGTGGTTCATGACATGGTAAAGGTACTTGACCCCAACACAGGCGAAATGATAACAATTGCGGAGCCTAAATTTAACGAAGAAGGGAAGCAACGGTTTGAAGTTATTTCCGGCAACGATGTTTTGGTTGCGGAAGTAAAGTATTGGATTAAGCCTAATAAAAGAATGTACCATGACAAAGATTGGTTGCATGAAGAATATGTTGTCAAGGGTCGCACTATGGCTGACATAGCCAACCAATTCAGTATCACCCCAATGAGTATTCATCAATGGCTCGGCAAGCACGATATTGCTACCCGTAGCCGTGGTCGTCGTAAGTAACCTTTATATTCCTCCAACCGTAGGGGTAAATATGATTGTTGAGGCAGTGGGTAGGAACGATGTATTGGTTCGTCACCGTGATTCTAACGGTAAAAGAAAACTAACCAAGATAACAGATTACCTTCCCTATTGTTATGTCACCGACAAATCAGCCGAATGGATTCACGCCAAGAAGACGGGTGGATTTACGGGTGTTTTTGGTGAATCAATAACTAAGGTTGAATGTTTTACACCATACGAAGTGCGGGATTTGGCTAAGACCGGCATAACATGGGAAGGGAATGTACCGTTCACGAATCAAGTCCTAACGGCGAGAGTCAAGGCGGGTGAGAAGCCGTTTGAACCCTATCATCATAGGGTTTGGTATCTTGACGGTGAATGGAAAACCGACAGTGGCGAAATAACAATGCTAACTGTTTACGATAACTTTACCGATAATACTTATTCTTGGGCGGTCATGCCTAATGGTGTTGCTAAGGGAAAATACAAGATGCTGATTGACGCAAATGGAAATGAATGTCACTACGATGTTCCCGTCATTGTGTTTGATACAGAAGCGGAATTGTTGAAACACTTTACTCTTTTTATGGGAAAACAAGACCCCGACATTATCACAGGTTGGTATGTGACGGGTGCTGACATAAAGCAAATTATTGAACGGTGTGGTAAGGTTGGTGTTCGTGCGTCTGTTATGTCTCCCCTCAACCGCTTGAGGTATGATTTCGGGGATTGGGCGCAACCCATCGTCGGTAGGAATATCATTGACTTGCGACTCGCCTTCCCTAAACTGTATGAATTGAAGAATGGTAAACTTCCTAACTACAAATTGGATGATGTTTCTTGGGAAGCATTAGGGGAAAAGAAAACAGAATTGCCCGATGGTCACGACACATATTATTCCGACCCCGTTCTCTATCTTGAATACAACCGGCAAGATGTTGCACTGTTGCCCCGACTCAATTCTTTGGTTAATGCTATTGAGTATTTTATTGCGGTTCAAGATATTGCTCAATGTGAAATACGAAGCACTCCGCACATAACTCAAGTGTTTACCTGCCTCGCTTTGAGCGACCCTAAATTCAAAAAGCAATTGCCTTCCAAGCCACAATTTGACAAAGTGGATTATGATGGCGGAATCGTCATGGATGGAGAACAAGGAATCTATGACAACATAGGTATTTTTGATGTAAAGGCTATGTACCACAGCAACGCCGACCTCCACAACATATCGTGGGACACCTTGAGCGACGGCGGTAAGGATTGTGGGAATGGTACTTGTTTCTCGCAGGATGAAAAGGGTTTGCTTGTCCGACAGATGGACAACATGACCGTCCTCCGTGACCACTACAAGGGCTTGATGCGTGACGCTAAAACGGATGCTGAACGAGTACGCTACGACGCTCTCCAATACGCTACAGAGTTCCTTGTCGCATCAATGTACGGTGTGGCGGGTGATGCTAAATACAGTCTCTATCACCCCTAAATCGCCGCCGCTATTACTTTTACCTCAAGACAAACATTGTTGAAATTGAAAGAGGTGGCCGAAGATTTGGGTCATCCGGTAGTCTATGGACACACCGACTCGGTGATGTGTAGGGTCAAGTCACCTGCTGACGGCGAGGCTTCTTTGGCCGAAATGAATCGTCGTATGCACCCCATCATCGTGCAGTTTGAGAAGTGGTCAAAGTCTTTTATCCTCATGCAAAAGAACCGCTATTGTGGTCTTGTGTGTTGGACTGACGGGGAGGCACATGAACCTAAGCGTTATGTTAAGGGAATAGAATTGAAGCAATCCCGAATGCCTACGGTGATTAAATCATCAATGGGAAATGTCATTGATGGTATTCTCAACGGTCATGAAGAACACCAAGTCACCACACCTCTCGTTGGTTTGATTGAGAGTATCATTGAGGGAAAGGTAAACCCTATGGATTTGTGTATGAAGGGTAAACTTTCCCGTAATCTAAACCAATACAAGAGCGTTAGTGGTGTTGCGGCGGGCGCACAGTGGGCCAACCGTACACTCGGCAAAGGGTATCGTGCGGGTGATTATTTCCTTGTTACGATTGACCCGAATGGGAATTATATCGCCTTTGATGACCCAACCGAAATTGAAGGTATTGTTAAAATTGGCTACCGCACAATGGTTGAACGGTTCCTCATCAATAAAGTTTTACCGTATTATGAAGTGGCTCAATGGGATGCCTCACCCCTGTTTAGGGCGGTTGAGGGGCAGTCAAAGGTGGCTTGGTTATTAGTTTTTTTGAAGGCGATTGCTTGAGCGTATTGAAAGGACTTCCCGATAACTCGGTTGATTCTATCGTGACTGACCCACCATACGGACTTTCTTTTATGGGCAAGAAATGGGACTACGAGGTTCCCTCGGTGAAGATATGGCGTGAATGCCTCCGTGTGTTGAAATCCGGTGGACACCTGCTGGCCTTTGCTGGTTCTCGCACATATCACCGCATGGCTGTGAACATTGAGGACGCTGGCTTTGAGATTCGTGACCAAATCATGTGGGTCTATGGTTCGGGCTTCCCGAAGTCGCACAACATCAGCAAAGCGATAGACAAGGCCGCAGGTGCGGAACGAGAGGTGATAGGAGAAAGGGTTGTGAGAGGGTTGAATAGCGGGCATTTGAATACAAGCGGTGGTTCATTAGTCGGGAGTGTGGTTGAAGATAAGGTTTCAAACATCACGAAACCCGCCACACCCGAAGCCCAACAATGGGAGGGTTGGGGTTCAGCCCTCAAACCCGCCCATGAGCCTATCGTGGTCGCCCGTAAGCCCCTCATCGGCACTATCGTTGAGAATGTGCTTGAGCATGGGACGGGTGGCTTGAACATTGATGAAAGCCGAACAGAAGGTGGTCGCTTCCCCGCCAATTTCATTCACGATGGCTCGGATGAAGTCGTGAGCCTGTTTCCCGAATCAGCCCGATTCTTTTACTGCGCTAAGGCGAGCCAACAAGAGAAACATTTGGGGCTTGAGGGTGAGGACTTAAACATACACCCAACTGTCAAACCTGTGGACTTGATGAAATACCTTTGTCGTTTGGTCCCGCCACCGGAAGGTCTTGTGCTTGACCCATTCATGGGAAGCGGGACTACGGGCATAGCCGCCAAGGTTGAAGGGTTTGATTTTATCGGAATAGAAATGGATGCCGATTCCCTTGAGATTGCAGAGGCCTGATTCGGCTATTGGGTTGAGGAAGTGGAGACTACCTACAAGTCGCTTTACGAATGGGTTTAAACACCTTTATATCCTGTGTCGTAGTGGTTAGGAATGAAGGGATATGTCCAACGGTGTTCGTCCAATGAAAAAAATGAGCCAAAACCAATTGACGCAAGCATTGGTTGAATTAAACTCACGCCTACACGGTCTTTCAATGGCCGTTAGCAACGATATGCAACGACTCAACATTCTTATGTTCACTTTGTTGAAGGACTTGGGTAAGGCTGATGAGAAGACTTGTCCCGAATGTGAGACAGTGAATATGCGACCTATTCTTGACGGAATAGAAGTTAATCCTATGTGTGTTGAATGTGGCGCACGAATTGACCCACTTCCCGAATCAGCGTTTCAAGGAAACCTTGAGGAAGAATGAAACTTTTAAACAACAACAAATTGGTGGTTAATATATGCGTCAAATTGTAGGCTCACAAAAAATTGAAGATTTAGAGGCGGCTGTTAAGGAATACGGCGGCGAAAATGTGTATTGGCTTTCGGACAGTACGAGCGAAAGGGTGGCTATGCGAGCAGGACTTCCTCGCAACCATATTCTTTCAATTCAACATCTTCAAAGTATGAAGAATGCGCTTGAATTGCTCGGTGAAGGGTGGGCTGAATACAAGGTTACTTCTAAGCCAAAACCAAAGGCAAAGAAGGCTGAAAAGTCCGAGTCGTAAGGTTTATAATCCCTCAAACCTATGGTAAAACATGGGCGAGAAGAAGCGGTCAGTGTATGACCCAACCAAAGTTACGGATGAATTAGTGCTACGCGTTAGCAAGTCGTCGTACACACAGTATGCTATGTGTCCCCGTCAGTATTGGTGGAATAAGATTGCACTTCCCGACATGGACATTCCTTCAAGTGATGCCGCTATTCGTGGTACTGCGATACATCAAGTCATGGAAGATGGACTGCGTGAGGTTTCCGAGAATAAGAAGGCAAACATTGTTCACTCAATCAACAGCGATTTGTCCGTTGTGTTTGACCGACACGCAATCGCTCAAGGTGTTCAAAGTGAAGCCGGTGTTGATGCTCTCCGTGAAATCCTTGAATCGGTTGCTGAGGATTGGGGTCACATTGAAATCGTTGAATTAGAAGACAAGCATGTTATTCCTTCAACGGTTGAAGTCCTCATTGACAACGAAGCGGGTGATGGTGCGGAAACCATCGTTTATCCCGTTGAGTTTGTCGGTATGATTGACGGTGTATTTCGTCATCCCGATGGACACCTTGTTGTGGTTGAATTGAAGACAGGGAATGCTAACCAAAGTAAACTTTCACGGACAAGAGGTGAATTGTGCTTTTATCGTAAACTTCTTATGTTGGCCGGATATGACGAACCTACTCACTTCTTGACCATCTTCCCCGATGCGGATAATCCCGAATTTCTTCTCAAGATGATGGAGAAGCGTAACTGCGAGACATACATTGGAGACTTCATGGGTGTTGCTATTTACGAGAAGGTTGGGAAAAGAAGTATCACCGCTATGGAGAAAAAGTTAAGCAACAGTGTTCATGGTATTATGACCCAAGAATGGCCGATGAAGTGGAATGACTACTTTTGTACCCAATGGTGTGAGTTCCACTTATCATGCAACGAAGAATTGATAGGAGTTAATTAGAATGAGTAAAGGATGCGAGAAGTGTGACAGTGGTAACATTGTTGTTGAAGTGATGTGGAGCGTTACCGGACAAGAAGGCCATGTCCCCTCACAAATAGATGTATTCAATTGTAGAGGTTGTGGACACCGATGGACGGTAAAGTAAAACTATTCCCAATGCCTCGTGAAATTTGCTTGAAGCGACTCATGTGTAAAGACATAAACCAAGCCACAAAGTATAT